AGCCTTGGCCAGCACTTCCTTATTCATCTTTTCTGGAAATACCTTGTTGTAATAAGCATCCAGACCTTTCTGGGTACGCTGCCCTGCAATGCTATACGGCCCTTTCCCATATTGCGAACCTTCGGGCAGGACGATCTGCTCATATCCATTCTCTACGGCATATTGCAGCAATGCCTTGAACATCAAGGTGTCGTATGACGATTGCGGCGAACTATATTTCCAAGGCGTATTTGGTTGGAACTCCGAGCCGCTTACCTTTTGCAGCCGATAAAGTTCGCCCCATTGTTTGGCATAATCTTCTGCCTGCTTTGCAATATCGTCACCGTATTCGGTTCTTATCGCATTGACCTGTCTCGAAAGACCTTCGGGATTGGCTGCTGGACGTTCGTAATTATCTCTCCATCCCGATTGTAAATCACCAATGCGGTACATCGGGTCATCGTTATAACTATACGCTTCGCCTTCTGCTAATGGCTTTTTGGCCTGCATCGCATCGGTAAGTTGTTTTCTTTGCGCGTCCTCCGCGTCTGTGGCATTTTCAAATCGCTTTTGAAATGCCTCTTCCTCTCCGCGATAACCCCTATTTATCCTTGCATCCTGATGTATGTCGCTTTGAAACTCATGGATGCGCAGCGTCTTTTTGTCATTAAGCGGTGGAATTTCGTCAAAGCGCATATGGCCGAAGACATTGGGATTTTGGTGAGTAGAATACCCTCCCCTTCCAATTGTCGGCGGTGTGGCTGGATCACCCGCAGCCTTTTGTCTGCCCCAATGAACATCATGTCCGACATAATCGGGCTGGCCCATTGTTGGCAGAAAATAGTCCTTGTTAGGTTTACCCTCGGCGGTGATTTTTGGAACCGATTCCGGACTGCCTGACTGCTTAATCGCATCATCGATCATGCGCTGTTTTAGATTTTCCAATTCATCTTGTGCCGGGCCGCCCGGTTGCAGCCTCGGATCAGCGGCCATTCTCTGTTGTACTGTGTTAAGCTGACCTCGCGCCGCATAATATTCATCCCACCCATCTGCATCCCGGCGCGCTCTGGCGATGTCTAGCTTGCGCTGCGCCGCCTCAAGTTGCGGCTGATATAATTTTTTGATTGCTTCTGGATCGGGTTGCGCAGCAATACGATCTTGTATCTCGTTCCATTGCGGTGCGTATCTCGCCATGATCTCCGGGGATATCGGCGTGTTCTCGCGGGATCGGCTTGGAAGCTGGAAAAGCATTTCCTTGTAGCTGTCAGGAACCCCACCGGGGAAAGAGTAGTTGTGACTGCCATAGGAACCCGGTTGAACGTCGGTATGACCGAACCGGTTCGGGTATTCGCGGATGGTGAAGTCGAGATATTTGCCGCTATCGTCTACCACCCGGCGCAAGTCGTCCTTGCTAACAAGCTGGTCAGCGTTACGCTGCAAATATGGTCCAACAGTCCACGCCAGTTCTTCCTGTTTAACCGGCATCTTGGCCGTACTGCTTTTGAACCTGTTCAGCCATTCTTGGCCGGGTACTGCCTTGTCTGGGAAATTCTCAAGTGCCTTGCCTGATCGCAGAAAGAACTGACCTGCTCCCGCACTCGCGCCTTCTTTCGCAGCGGGCGGGATCAGCATCCCGGCATGCATTGCCATGCCCGCAGCGGGAATGTGTACCGGATTCATTATGCCGCTTAACACATCCGTAGCCGTCGAAAGCGCAGGCGCGGTATACGGACTTTCGGACGGTATCTTGCCGGGCGGCGCCGTCTGCGCCGTTGTCGGCGGCGGCTCCTTGGTGAAAAGATTGGCGATGTTGCGATAAGCTTGACTGGCGTAATCAATCGCCTGCTGCGCCGGATGGCCGAACATTTCTGATGGGGTCTGCACGCTCGGCGGCGATGGCATCTGATCGTCTTTGGGCGTTACGCCTTCATCAGCCGCACCGCCGTATTGCCGTCCGTATTTACGCGCATTGGACATCGCCGCTGCAATCGCCTGCTTCTGCGGATGACCTGAATGCATCATCTCCCTTATGTTTTGGGAAATCGCCTGCTTGGAACCGCTTTTTATCAAGGGCATTGGCTACGCCTTCTCGAACAGCTTACACCAGTATATCCGGCTGATACCGCCTTCGACCTTGGTGCACGTTCCCGGCAGCGCATGATGATCATTGCGATGTGGCACAAAATGCTTGCAGTAACCTTTGTCGTCGTCGAAGGTCTTGCCACAATGACTGTCCTGATGGCCACGCGAGTAATCGACCGATGTCTTGACGCGCTTGTCCATTTAGCCCGCCCGGACCATAGTGATGCCGTGAACGATGGCGGGTGATATAGTGCTAGTGGTAATTGGAGTACCGCTGCCGCCGAGAGAATAGGTCGGTAGCGTTACGGTTGGCGTAATCTGAGATGGTGTTGCATTCATGCCGTACTGCGCTCCGCCAGTAAGCGCGCCGGTAACAAAACCGGCATTTGCTTGCACAATATTACCTTGATTGAGATTAACGGGATTGGAATTTGCATTGAGGTTGACGTTTGGCAAATTGGCCTGCGCTATTGTAATCGAAGTATTAGCATTACCGCCGCCACCGAGAAATGCACCGCCATTTCGTCCCGTCCCTTGATCGAGCGTGAACAACGCACGACCGCGCGTATCAGGCAGTGTATTGCTCCCAAGATATGTAGTAAGAGCCGGATAAGTTGCCGAAGAAAAACTTGTACCGTCGCAATTCAGAAATGGCTGAACAGTGCAATTGGTGATCCAGTTTGGTGCAGACGAATATCCGAAATGCATATAGCTACCGACAGGTGGTAGACCATGAAATTGTGGGTTAGTGCCATCGATAAAGACCTGACGATTTTCGTTTGGCGGAATACCAATAGTTTGACTACCAGCCGCAGTCGTATTCATCGTAATAGCATTAGTGCCCGCTACAGTCTGATTCAGAATCGTAAAGAAGCTACCAATCCCGCCGGGGAATGTAAGCAGAATATTGCCGCTTAACGTCCCGGTTAATTTAATGAACGCGCACTGATATTGTGCGGAACTGAGTTGGACGTTTGCATTTGTTAACGCAATAGTCGCTACGCCACCCAACGAATTGTCGAGGATGCCCATATTAGCATTGACCGGCGTATCCCAGACACCGATATCGCTGCCTCGCGTTGGTTGAGCGAGAGATTTATTGGGTGTTAATGGGTCAGCCATTGGGTTTGCTCTCTTGCTTGACTTGCTTTAATCGTTCGATTTCAGCCTTATCTTCATCAAGCTGCCTTAGTAAATTAACCAATACCTGATTTATTTGGGCTTCTCTGAGCGAACAGACTTGCGACCAATATTGCTCAGCCGACAGCGGCTGTGCTTGAGCGGCCGGATATGACAATAACAGTATGGTGATGATTTTCAGCAATGTGTGGCGATCCCATTAGTGAATGTGACAGTCGCTCCACTGACCGTGCCAGCAGGGCAACTGACTGTCGCAACTCCATTGATGCTCCATTGGCTGCTGTTAGTTAACAAGCCGAAGGTTCCTGCATTGCTCGTTCCAAGTTCCGCGAGTACAGTCGTGCCGTTATACCAGCGCATTGTTTGACCGGGATACATATCTATGGCAACGCCGTCCCCGCCCGATCCTTGTGCGGTGTCGAGAGCATTGGAAGTAACTACAATGCCTTTCTCGAATACGTGGGCCGTTCCTTCATTTATGACCAAGGCGGCACTTGAGCTTGTCGTCGTAAAGCTAAAAGCACCAGCCGTTAAAAGAAGTGCAATACAAGTTCCCCCGCTGGGGTTATATGGACTGGCAGGAGTAGAAACATACGCAGTCGTAGCGCAGTTAATGTCCTGTTGCGCACCTAACACTATGCCCGCAGTACCAGACTTGGCAAAGCCGACGCTATTTGACCCCAGCGCAATATTGCCTGAGGTATTGTCGTCGTTATATCCGAACAGATAAGCACCAGCACTGCCACCGGATGGACATCCAATCCCAGCGGCGCAAGTTATTGATGTCTTTCCGCCCGCCGTAATGGCGTTACCCAGACTTCCGTCAACAACAATACTGGCTATATCACAGGTGCCACCGACAATCGAGTTCATCCATGAATTTGGCACAGATGGGCAACCTGTCCCGTTCGATGCTGCTGGTCCAACCAAGAGCCGATTCATGCGATGGACAATCGCCGCGCCGGAACTGGTCCAATAAGTCGCTACGCTACCCGCCACCGCTGTTTGATCATTAATACCGTTACCGGCGACAACATTAAAGTTGAGAAGGCTAGTGAGAAGCGTGTTAGTGCCATTGTTCCATGTCAAGTTGGCGCTGCCAGCAAAGGCACCACTGTTATTATACTGAACGCTTGTGCTTGGTGCCCCCGGAGTGCCGCCACTTATCGCATTTTGTACAAATGCAGTAGATGCAGCCTGATTGTTGCTGGTGCCGGGCGGTGCCGTGGGAACGATGCAGTTCGGATTGGTTGGCCCGCAGCCCTGCCCATGTGCTACGACCGGCGATAGCACGAACAAAAGTGCTAGTAATAATCTTCTCACGACGATGCCATTACGGTTAGAGGATTAGCGGACCCGCTTGCTGAAAAAGCCAACCATGCACTATTGACTGCATCGGTCACCGTAAAGAAAGCACCCGGAAAAATCTGAAATGATCCACCTAGAGAACTAAGTGTTGGTGCATTAGTCCCGCCGCTGACATTGGTAAGAGGATATACCCAAGCGTTAACAGTGCCGGGATTATGGAACGTCAAATGACTGCGCGATGAACCGGCAGAAACCACCTGCACGGCAGTTGTGCTCAGGGAATTGACGGCAGCTACAGCACCACCAATGAACGGTTGCCTATTAAGGCTGTTATTAGCGGACTGGATTGCGGCAACGGCATTTTGTAACGCTGACAGGATATCGGTTGCCCGATTGAAACTGCCCATCATGCCGGTTTGGTCATTCATCAGCGTCGCCCCGAAATGGCAAAGCGCATGCGTACCCGGCCGAGGCGCCAGAAGATATTGTTGTTGCTTGTTATCAACAGAGATACCAAACGACCGCGCAAGCGCGGTGCAATGAACTCGGTGGCTTGCGTGACCGTGAACGGTCCATAAACGCGCGGCTGATCGCCGGGGTAATCCACGGTAAAGAACGTGATGTTGACCTGTGCATTCTTGGTGCCGGAATATAGGCTCCAGATAAAATCCGGCAGCGCCCAGTCAACGAAAACCATATCATTGCCGTCGGATAGCGCGAACCAGCCGGTACGGAACGACGGCGCTCCCGCACCCGGATATGACTGACCCATCTCATGCTGCCAGATGAAGCCACTGCTGTCGGCACCGACTGGATTGCCAAGAACAGATACATCGATCCAAGCCGTGCGGATAATATTACCGAAATCCCATTCATTTTCGACGATATTGAATTTGACGTATGAATCATTCTCGGTCGCGTTGACCGAAGGAAAGAACCACGCCAGTTCGTTGAACGTACTGTTTGGAGCGCAATAAATCTTGATAGCATTGGCAGTACTGAGATTTTGAAAAATGTAATCCCATACCGGGCATGGCAGTGGCACTGCACCGGTCGGTCCCAGCACAAAGAAATTAGAATTGCTGCACCAATAAACCAAACCGCCGATGACATTGGCGGCATGCGGTCCTATCAGTCCGCAACCGGAACCAACCCGCGTAAAATTGAAGATCACCGTGCCGCCGACATATTGCATGATCCAGACATCGACGTCGGTCCAGATCACGCCGTAATTCGGTGCTTGCAGGCCGCCAATAATTTGCGATCCGGTCGGGATATGAAAACTGCCCGCAGCAGTCTGATTGCTGGCAACCCAATTGTTGAAATTGACGATATCGCTCCAGCGCACGATCAGATTATCTTGGGTGCCGGTCGACTGCACCGACCGCCATGCCACCAATATCTGCTGCGGCTGCGAGATGAAAATGCCGCCATTGAAAAATGGCGCTGCGGCGACGACCTGTGCTTGACTGAAGCCGCTGTCCGGCGACCATGCATAGATCGCGCCGTCCTTCGGACACGCCAGTAAAATTTCGCCCCAGTTATCGAGGCTCCAATCCGTCGTCGTGATTGGCGCACCAAGACCGCCGGTCGTCGTCGATGAGCCGATACCGAAACCACCGCTGCCAAAGCCGCCAGCACCGAAACCGCTTAATGCTCCCGGCGGACCTTGGACAACATAGTAATTAAGCTGCGCCAGACCATTGTTCATGGTGGTCGAGGTCGTGGTGGTTGATTGCGTCTGCGTAGTGATGGTGAAGTTCGTGCTGTCGATGATCGAAGTGACGGTATAGCCACCTTGGATCAGCAAGCCGCCGACCGAAGTTGGCGCACGAAATGATTGCTGCAATCCAATCTGTGCAATGAAATTGTTGCTTGGCAATGTTACCGTCACGGTCGGTGAGCCAGATGTGGTGGCAAATACTGGCAAAACACCGCTGCTCGATACCGTGGTCGTGGCAGGATTCGCAGCATTGATCTGATACGACCCGCTAGAGAGAACGCTGACAACCTGATAACCGTTGTTCAGCAGGATGCCATCGAGCGCAACCGGTGTATTGAAAAACACCGCGTCATAGATCGAGACATTGCTGTTGGGATCGTTGACGGTCACGACATTGGAGCCAGACGACACCGAGAAGCTTGGTGCAAAGCTCGATAGTCTGGTCTGCGGCGTTATATCGACGCTGCCGGTCGAGGTAATGGCAATCAGGTTTGCGGTCGCGCCGACGCCAAGCCATTTGCGGCCGGTGATATCCAGCCATGCATGGAGATCGCGTACCGTCGACGGAATGGTCACACCGAACAATGACTGCCAGCCGCCCATGGTCTGCACCAAACCGTCCTTGTAGCGGATCATCTGCGATTGCGAGATGCCAGCCTCGTTGACCGATTGGGTGCGTTCGACATTGACGCCGGGGATGAGTTTCACCGAGGTCATCGGCATGGCTAGACTCGCGGTGGCGTGGCAACCTTGTTTGGTTGCTTGGATGTCCAGCCTTCGCTGGCGAAGGTCGCGCGGAACTGCTCGACGGCGGCCGACTGCATCAGAAGCTGGTATTGGCTTTCCCAGCCTGCGCTCATCTGGGTGATGCCGTCTGGCGGTCCATCGGCAGCAATTTTCAGATAGTTGGCCGCATAGACCATGGCGGCGGCAAAAAACAGGTCTGGTAAATACTGCGTCAGCGGCGTCGACGAATTGCTTGGCCCCAAGGACGACGGCCGTGCCTTGCCAATAACCTGTATCTGGTAGCCCTGATCCGGCGTCGGCCCAAACGTGATATTATTGGCGTCAAGCCGGGCAAAATATTCCGGCACCCCGCAATAGGACGAGGCATTGGATGGGTAGGCACTATCGATGAACTCGCGCGAGATCGGCACCAATGGATTACGGGTGCCGCCATTAGAGCTTCCCAGCGACGCTGGCGTGACCACGCTGACCTGATCGATGCTGATGAAGTTTGATTGTATGGAACTACCAGGATTGATCAGATAGTCCCTTATCCCGCTTGATACCAAGCCACTTGATGCGACTTGCACTTGCGCCAGCATATGCCCTATGTCGCGGTAGATGCGCTGTTCGGCATAATCTATCGCCATCGGCACGATAATGGTCGGATTGACGTCGGCCTTTATCGTCGCCGTATGCTGGGCGAGTTTCTGGACGAAGTCGTAATAGTTCATCAGGCAGGTCCGCCAGTCGTCGGCTGCGGTCCGTAGAGCGCAGGCATGGTCTGGTTGTATTTGACGCGGACGTCTTCGGCGATGGCCGAACGATAGAGCGTCTGATACTGGGTTTCCCAGTACTGCGAGGCGGTCCCGATATCGCCCGAGTTCGGCGTATTGAGCGCCTTGTCCCTGATATAGCCGCAGGCAAATACCATTGTCGCCGCAAGAAACAGATCGGGATAGATTTTAGTCAGGAATGTCGACGAGTTGGTCGAAGTCAATTGTGCCGGGCGGATCGTGCCGATAACCTCAACGTGAAACGGCGCGTCCGGTGACGGGCCAACGATCATGGTGAGGTCATCCTTGTTGGCAAAGACTGAGGGCACGCTGATATTGACCGCAGTCGAACCATAGAACGATGACTTCTCGCTCGGATAGACGTAGTTCAGCCAATTGAGCGCCATCGGCGCACATTTGTTGCGGATCGCGCCCACGCTACTTCCTGCCAAGGACGACGGCGTCAGCACGTTGAGTTCCTGCACCGAGACAAATGTGCCGATAGTGTTCGGCAGCACAAAAGTGCGGTTGTCCGAGGACAGGGACGCGCTGGTATCGGTCACTTGTGCGGTGATCAGGTTTAACTCGCGGTAAAGCCGTTCTTCCGCATAGTCGATGGCCGATGGAACCATGATGGTCGGATTGATGTCGCTCTTGAGCGTGCCGCTCATGTCGGCAAACCGCTGAACGAAACTGTAGTAGTTCATTGCCATTAGACGGGTCCTCCTGATGTCGGCGGTGCCGTAAACACGCTTGGGAACGTGGTGTTGAACTTCTTGCGGATTTCTTCCTGCGCGGCCGTCTGGAACAAGAGTTTATATTGGTTTTCCCATGATTGGCTCATTTGCGGATTATCGGCTTGCATGCCGAAGTCGCGCATATAACCGGCGGCAAAGATCGCCGTCGCGGCAAAGAACAAATCCGGTAAGTTCTGCGTCAGGTAGGTCGAGCTATTGCTGGCCGATAGCGGCGCTGGCCGGATAGTGCCGATGACTTCGATTTGATAGCTGGAGTTCGGCGTCGGGCCGACCGCGATAGTGGCATTGTCGACAATGGCAAAGAGACTCGGCACGCCGCTGGAAATTTCGGTCGGATAGAGAAAATCGAGCATGTTGAGGCTGGACGGCGCGAGTTTGACACGGCTGCCGCCGGTCGTCAGCGTCTGACTCGACGGCGTGATGACGTTGACGGCCTGGACTGAAACGAAAGTGCCGACGGAAGTTGGCAACGCAAACGTGCGCGAGCTTGAGGTCAACGACGCCGAACTGTCGCGCACCTGATTAGCAATAGGGTTAAGTTCGCGGTAAATCCGCTGCTCCGCATAGTCTATCGCGCCCGGCTGAAACGTCACGAAGTTCGGATCGGATGACACTGCTGCCATCAAGTTCGCAAGCTGATTAGTCCATATGGTGTAATTAAGTGCCATCTATTGCTCATTTTGGCCTGTATTGGAAATCGTGAATGCCACTTGGGCGACTGCCACTTGGGTCGCGCCGTCGCCCTGAATGGCAATCCGGTGATATTGAAAGTTGCCACCGGTCAACAGCGATGGAGTACTGGTGATAACCTCGCCATTGGTGCCCGGCGTGGTGGTCGAATACAACACCGTCCAAGCAACTCCGTTGTTCGACCCCTGAAACTGGATTCCGGTAGAACCAGACTTGAGAAGCGGCTGATCTGACGGTGCCGTCACTGTGAAAGAACTGACGTTATAGGCGACTGGCGGCACAATGGTCTGCGCGGCATTGGTGGCGACAACCGCGTCCCAATATTTGCCGACAAAGTTCTGGTAGCTCGAATTCGATACAGTCTGGGTGGCCGACCGCCATGACTGCTTATTGGTGTTGCCATCCCAGACCGCATCCATCCCGGCTTGGCCGTTAATGGTGCCGATGTTCATGGTGCCGGTAAGCGTGGGGGCCTTTGGTGCCACTAAGTCCCTTGGTGCAAAGCCGTTGGCCGAAAGCGGGTTGGTCGTGGCTTGATAATTCTCAGGCACCGGGTATTCGATAGGGACCGGGTCCGGCGGCAGCAATATCGTCCGCAACTGGATTTGCGGTTGGTCAAGGCAGGTTTGGCAAACCAGTATACGCAGATTGATCAGCCGCATCGCGCCGTACTGAAACTGCCATTGCAGCCGGTCATGATTATAGAGAAAACCGCAACGCTGGCAGACGCCGAGTGCGCGCGGCTTGGTTGCCGAGATATCCGCTCTGCCGTGCGGTCTCATAGCCGCCAATATCCTCCCAGACCGGGTGCGATGTTCAACGGTACGTTCTCGGTGTCCTGCGTGGCCGCAATGCTCCATGCCTCATCGGCATCCGCTTTGCGGATTTGCTCCATCTGCGGTGCATAGATGCGGCACATGCGATGGGCCAATCCGGCAATCACGGCATCTATCCAGCGATTCGGGATTTCCGAGACTAGGCCATTGGGCAAGGTCGAATCCTGAATCTGCCGATAGCGATAATAGAAGGCGTCATATGAGCCATTGCCATCAGGCGTCAGGTAAAAGGTGATGGTCGGAGAGATCAGCCGGTCGAACCAGAACTGGCTGGGGAAGCCTTGGCTGGCCTTGTTCGATAACGAGGCATATTCGGTGCGGCTCAATGGATAGAGAATGCGGTCGGTGATCGCGGTCCCGGTGCCGGTGCGGATGAAGACATCGAGGATTTGGATGGTTTCAGCGAGTATCGAGTAGGTCGCCTGACCTTGAACCAGCGGGATTGATTGTAGATCGACGGTCCACAGATTCGGTCCGACATTGTTCATCCGGCTAAACAGCGTATTTAGCTCCATCACCGCATTCTGGATGTGGTCAGTCAGGATTTCGGTGCGGCGCACACCGATGCGGGCAAAGGCATGGGCAATAATCTCGTTATTCGACGGATTAAAATTGTAGGTTCCGCTGGTCTGGACGGCTGTGGGGAAAAAGGCCGGACTCATGGTGTGATGATCCTCAATTGTCCGCTTACTGCCGGGACATTCACGGCTCCGGGTGCAGTTGCACTATAATTGGCAAAGCCAAGCGCGGCAGAAGAACTATCCCATGGACCGGTAAAGAACGATCCTATTTGTACCAAGGCAATTGACGACGAGGCCGTAGAGCCAGCGATATTCGTATAAACCACGCTGATATTGCCGGATGGCGCAACGGTCACGTTTCCGGCGGCATCAAAGAAGCACACCGTAAACTCGATGCAAGACCCTTGGGTGACGTTGATAGGCATGCGGAGTCAACCCTTGTTCAAGGGTTTGCGCGGCCGTCAGCAGATTAGCAGAGACCTAAGATTTTTTCACTATCCCGGCTTCACCGGATTGCGTCGGTTTCTGGATGATACCGACCTCGCCGGATACGACCCGATTGAATGTCACCCCACCCGCCGAGAACACGTCGCCAATCTCCACCGCATGCATATTGCCGCTGGTAAAGGCTGCGATCAGCCGCACCGGCATGGCGGTAGTCGATTGCAGGTAAGCCTTCAGCCCGACCGGCAGGCGGACCGGTTCGGATAACCAGCTATACCAGCCTTGAAAGCTTAACGGCGCTGGCGTGATGAATGGCGTCGGCAGCGAAGTAAATTGCTGCCAGACCACGACCGGCTTGAAGCGGACCGGCTCGGAAAGCCAGTTGTAATAGGAGAACGGAACGACCGGGTTGGGGGCGAAACCCAGTACTGGCTGATTACCCGCGAACAGACGCGGTGGCGTCCGAACCGGCTCCGACAGCCAATTATAGTAGCTGAATGGAACGACAGGATTGAGCGAGCGGGTCGATGGGTCGAACCAGACCGTGCGCGGCGGGGTGCGTACCGGGTCTTGCCATGGCGCAAACCACGCCGTGGGCGGCACCACGACGTTTGGAAGCGGGAAGATATTTTCGGCAGCAAAGTCTTGGTACCAAGCGTCCCGCGCCGGGGTTCGCACCGGCTCGGATAGCGGCGCAAACCAAGGAACGGTCGCAGTGGTAATAAACGGCACGCCGACAAAGGCTTGTTGCGCGGCGGTTGCCAGCGCTCTAGTCCGTACCGGTTCAGACCAAGGCTGATGCCAACGAGATTCGGTGACGGTTTCGGCTGCGGGCGGCTGGCCAATAACATAGGCCGGGTAGATGATGCCCCGTTCGTCAAGGATGCTGACATTGATGACCGGCGCGATACCGCCCGGAATGGGCGTAACCAGCGAACTCGGCGGCCATGTCGCATCTGGCTGGAACCAGACAGTTCGTGGCGCAGTACGAACCGGCTCGGCCAATGGCGCAAAGAACGCCGTTGGCGGCACTGTGATCTGTGGTAGCGGGAAGATATTGGCGGCGGTCTGGGGTTGGAACCACGCATCGCGTAACGCTGACCTGACCGGCTCCGATAGCGGCGAGTATTTAATGCCGGTAACATCAGAAGCTGGCCGACCAATAGTATCGGGCTGGTACCAAGCGTCCCGTAACGCAGTTCGGACCGGTTCCGACCACGGCTGATGCCAACGAGATTCGGTGACGGTTTCGGCTGCGGGCGGCTGGCCAATCGTGAATGATGGATACTCAACGGTGCGCAGCGCAATTCTTACTGGCTCAGCCAGTGGGGCGAAGAATGCCGTTGGCAGTGCGACCGCCTGTTGAGCTTGAATGCTCGCAAGGAACCCGGACTGTAGAAATGCCGAAATCCGCACCGGTTCGGCGAGTGCCGGATAGGAAACGACTGGAACGGCTGGAGGAAAAACAAAGGACGGATAATCTTGGTACCAAGCATCCCGCGCGGCAGTTCGGACCGGTTCCGATAGCGGCGCAAACTTGATGCCGGTAACATCAGATGCCGGACGACCTAGTGTATCTGGTTGATACCAAGCCGTTCGTGCCGCAGTTCTGATCGGTTCCGACCACGGCAGGTACTTGATACCAGTGACATCACTGACGGCCCGTCCAAAGGTATCTGCTTGGTACCAAGCATCCCGCGCGGCAGTTCGGACCGGCTCCGACCAAGGTTGATATTTGATGGTCGGAACCGCAGCCGGTGTGAAAACCGGTGAGGCAATCGATTGATAGAGCAGCGCACGGCCATCGCTAGCGCCAATGCTTACGATATCGGCAGCAAGACCGGGAATTGTAACCTGCGGTAGCGGGAAGATATTGGCCGTATAGTCCTGATATTGAGCCGCTCGCGGTAATGACCGGACTGGCTCCGACCAAGGCTGATATTTTATTGCAGCCGGGTCTGGGGGCGGCAGGCCAAGGGCAGTCGGCTGATACCAAGCATCCCGCAGCGCAACACGAACCGGCGGCTCAGACAGAGGCGAGTATTTAATGCCGGTGACATCGGAAGCCGGTCGGCCAATAGTGTCTGGCTGGAACCACGCATCTCTCGGCGCGGTCCGGATCGGTTCTGACCATGGTTCGTACCACTGACTTACGGCTATCGGGCTGATGAAGCTGATCGCATCGACATGAGCCGGATAAATAATCCCACGCTCGTCGAGAATGCTGACGTTGACGACATTCTGAACAATGCTAGTGGCGGGGCCGGGCGGCTGAAGGAAAAGCAAAGCCGAACTGTCTTGGTACCAAGGCGTTCGTGCTGTGACCCGGATTGGCTCCGACCATGGCAGATATTTGATGCCGGTGACGTCTGATGCAGCCGGTAATACCGGCTGGACGGTCTGGGCTTGATAAAAGACATCACGCGGTGCCGCCCGGACCGGCTCGGATAATGCCCCCATCCAGCCAGCGACACTGACCCCCAAGATCAGCATCGGGCAGTACGCCATCGCCTGATAAATCGTGGCGCGCCTGTCGATGATCAGGCTTTCTTGGACAGGCGCGACGTCGCCAGTAGCCGATCCCGGCAGCAGCGGGAATATCGGCGGCGCAGTCAGGTCTTGATACTGAAAGACAGGCATGTCAGCCCGCTAGCAGCGGCCGACGTCCAGTATAGCGCCTAAATAGCGCAATGAAATTTGCAAGGATCGTACCGGGCGCCCGAATGATTCTGGTCGATTGGAAAGGTGCGAGAGGTATAAATACCGCTACCGTAGGCTTAAAAGACGCGATGATGGAGTTGACGCTTGCGCTGGTACCGCCATTGGTCGGATTGTAAGTCAAGCCGGTAGTGCCGCTATTGACTTGCCATGCACCTGCGAGAAAGTTTGTTACCCCCGTCGGCGGGGCAGTATTCCAAGGCGCACCGGGAGCGGTTGGAGTACCAGAACTAGCGTTATTCCATCCGACATTGATTTCGCCTGACTGGGCGGCAGTATTGCCCGTTACCGAAACACCATTGGCAAACGTCGATGCTTTGTTGGTGACAGCAGAATCATTAGTCGAGTAGCCGGTAATTGAGATTGCGTCTCCAGCCCAGCTACCGCCTGTAACCGAAGGCGTCGTAACGGTAAAAGTATCACTCGTCGTCAAAGCATTGGTCAAAATTGAATACCCGACAATAAGATCAGAACCAGTAGTCGCAACAGAGAGCGTTGTGTAGGTATTGCCTTTACTATCGGAAAAACTGCAATTCGCGGTCGTGCCAGTCGTATCGTTACTGTAGCCAGCGATACAAACTAATGTTCCTGATGCAGTTGCCGTACTGCATGTCCATGTAAAGGTCGTATGCGCTCCACTTTGGAACGCAGTATTGTGACCAATGTCGGCAACAGCCATCTCATAATCCGCACGGCAACGTCACTAGATCAAAATGCTGTTCGATCTGCGACGCGGTTGCGTTCCAGTGCAAGTAAACAATACCTTTGAGCCATGTCGGGTAAAGTGCCGTGCCGTCCGGAGCATTGATGCCGTTTGGGCTACAAGTTGTGCTAGGCAACTGATAGCCCTTGCCTGAGCAATTTCCGCACGTTGGGGTTAAATCATATATCGGAGTATTAGTACTTAGAGCCCGCGACTTCGCATTATAACCCATGCAAGCGGTCGTATTATCAAAGTTGCTGCAAGTCGTCGCGGTAGTCGTCCAGTTGGTCAGTAGGTCAGACGTATTATTGAAAGTCGGGTCTACCTTGAAATTTGTTCCAGCCGAAATGCCATTAAACACGCAGACACTATCTGTACTAGGACTGGTGACTTGATAAGCGACGTTTTCGTTGCCCGTTGTCCCTAGAATAATGTTGGCGACAGTGCCCCCTCCAGTGGCGCCCGCGAGAAGACCGCAATTGGCTACCGTCGCCGTGCTTTTGGTGACATTATTTTCGACGATTACGTTTGGGCCACCGGCATTGTTCTGTTGAATATTTATCTCGCCGTACTGGCCTGCTGTTCCAATCAAAGAATTATTAAACTCCGTATTATTAAGTATATAGTGAAAGGTCGAACTGCTGAGAGTGTGGTTGTTTTGAAAAAACACCTGCACGCCCATGCGCCAAGCGCTCCAGCCCATATTGTTAAGCATGACGGCTTGGTTGGTGACCTGATGCACGTCGAAACTGTCAAACATATAATTTTCTTCGTCAGTACCGCATCCGTTAGTGGGCTGGTAATAAGAAAAGTTGCCGTACATCATAAAATGCGTCCCGGCATTACTATTAAATGTGCTGGGGCCAACAATCACCATAGCTGCTGAACATGCCGTATTCTTAGAAGCATTCTGCGCAATGTTGCCAATGTAGGCGACGTAATCGGTACTGGTGTTGCCGGGAACGGTAAAATTACTTCCTTGCCCCTGTGCGCCGAAACCGAATCCAGTGCCTGTAGCTATATCGTTGATAAAAGCCGAATGATGAATGGGTGAACCAACCACACCGTTAGCAAGAAATGATGTCGGCGTGCCAGAACTTGGAGTATGAACAAAACCCTCTACAGCCCAATTGCTCGTTGTAATGTTTGCGAATGAACCTGTCGTATTGGAAGTACAAGTGTTCAACTGACCCGCACACAGAACAATAGCGAAATAAATGCCGCCCGCTCCATCGATCCCGCCAGCGGTTGACGGACAATTCGATACAGCGCCAGAAGTACCAAGACCGCTGTTATAGGCGCCCGTTGCTGCAAGCAGAACATCACCGCAGTTCACTGCATGATTCATCGTCAACCATGCGCAAGGATTGATAGTGCCGTTCGAAGTTCCCAAACCATTGCAAGTATCGTGACCGGCGGGGTCAATGTGATACAAAACAGTCGGAGTAAAGGTACGAAAATAAGTTGGAAATGAGATGAACTGCGCGTCTGCCGACAGACTAAAACAGGCCAATGCCAGCGTTAACAGGATTCTAATCATGCCAGCGACCCCGTTACCAACGCGACTGAGGAATTGACAATCAGTATGCTGGCACCCTGATATTGGCCACCAATCGATAATGATGCACCCATGGAATTGAGACCCTCGCCACTCCCGGCGACAATGACGGTCTGAACGCTGCTGTATTGGATGACATTGATAAGCGATCCACTGCTCAATCCTGTCGGGACAGTCAAGGCATTGCTGCTTGTACTGTTCATAAAAATGAAAGTTTCCGGCTCTGTACAGTCGCTTACTTGTACAGTGTACGAAGCTGTTTGGATGTTAATCGGATGAGCCATAGCCATCGCCCCTGTTACTGGGAACGGTTGGAATAGAAAGAAAGCGACCTGCGGTACGCCTGCCGCCATCTCAGTATCCTATGATTCTTGGTTTGCGGATGAATTGAGTGGACTGGAATGGAAAGGTCGGTATCGAAGCCATAGAGATCGGTAATTGTGGCCAACGTCGCGTCTGCGGCATGTAAGGTGGCCCCGATGCTTTAGTCGTACCGGTAAGGGTGGCATTATTTTTATTGCCTGAGAGATCGGGCTCCGGTGATTGCAGACCATCTAACGGCCACCACAGATTGGTCGGCCGAATCCGACTGGGGCGCGTACCTCTACTTAGACCTTGTATTTCAGTTGGTGTTAATGCGACAGTCCATATTGCGACATCGGCCAGGCTGCCTATCAATGGGGGACCAAGATTATCATTCCCAGCATAAAATGTAGTAGTAGCCGCGTGACCTGAAACGGTCCACGCGGCTCCGTCAGTAGCGCCATTCAAATATCCTTGTCCGGCAGTCGCCCCCTGACCAGTGACCGTCTGCGCTAGATGATACCAAGTTGAAGCCGAGGGCGTTGTAGTACCGTCAGCCCCGCCGCCGATACTGCCGTAGCTTACTTTAGGAACGCCAGCAGTGACATGTACAAACATGCCGTAGTTGTTATCGAACTCGGCAACTACGCGAAAGACGGTTCCGCTTAACGCGGCGCTATCTAGATTGATCCATGCCGCTACCGTCCAAGCAGCGCCAACGTCGGCTAGAGTATAAGCCGTGTGTATCTGCTCACCTGAAGTGACATGGCGTCCCACCATTCACTCCCAGATTAGCGAGAACTGCCAGATCGACTGTGCCGCCAAAGTCCCACTCGATTTGAAGGTAGCCAATACCGTCATGATATCGTTAGATGTCGGCGTGGTCGTCAGTGTTACTTTATTTTCGAGAATGATATCGGCGGTGGCCCATGCCTGCGAAATCGGCGTTTCCGAAGTCAGCGAGGTTGCGCCGATATTGTTGTTCGGTGCGGTCTGGCCGTCGGCGATATTGCAAACGGCAGTACCGGATGTGGCCGATGAAAAAGCCAAGGCTCGTATCTTGCAGGTGCCAGATGGAATGACTTCAGGCAGGTTGAATTGCAGCACGCAGGGCGCATCAATGGAACTTGAGGCAACGAGTGCCACACCCTCAATGGCACCGGCAGTGTTGGTATTAGTCGCCGGGATATAGAAATTCGGCGACAGTTGTCCCGAAGCGCCGCCAACATAGATCGAAGTGGGGAATATTGGACCGCCAGCCATTTCAGTATCCTATTGCTTTGATACGCGGCTCGATATGCGAGGTTATCATATTTACAGCGATTATTGCAGCGGCTGGCGGCGCAGATGGGGCAAGCGCCTGCGTTGGCGTGAACTGCATCAAGGGCGGGCCAAAAGCAGGATTGGTGCCGGTCAGGATGCCGTTGTTGGCTTTGCCAGAGAGGTCTGGCTCGGGCGACTGAAGGCCACCAAGGGGCCAATAGCTGAGCAGGGCTGAACGTCTGATTGTGTAAGCCCGCGCGCCATTCGCCAGCGCCTTTATTTCCAGGGCCGATAAAGCAACAGACCACATTGCCACATCTGCACTTAATCCAGCATAAAATTCACTAAACCCATTTCCGCCTATGCCGCACTGCGTATCAGTTGGAGCAACGCTAACTCTGTTTACCGTGGATTGGAATATTCCATTGATATAAAAACTCCAATTATTTGAACCATCTGTTGTTACCGCAATATGCGACCAAACACTTGTTGAAATAGATACACCAGAATCTACGACGGCGCTGCCAAACGGAAATACTGAAAAATGACTAGAAGCGTCCGCTGACCGGCAACTATATACGCCGAAACCATTATTAGTATTTACGCCACCATTACAGAAAACGGGACGTTGGCTGGTGGCAGAACTTGGATTAACCCATGCAGAAACCGTAATGTTCGCGTTAGTACTGCTCGCGAGTTTGGATGTAAATATATCATCCGAAGTACCATTAAAACTCCGCGCCATTACCCAAGCCTCCACGTTTGCGGAGGACCGAGGATGGGGAAGGGACCAGAAGCAGAGCCTGGAGTTATTGTGCCGTTGTTGCCATTGCCGGACAGGTCGTTCTCAGTGGTATTGGAAAAGCCGTTGAGTGGCCAATACCCGACGAGATTGCCGGGGCTGACATTGATGGGCCGCTCGCCAGATGCCAATCTGCTAATATCAGTTCCAGAAAGAACGGTATTCCAGATTGCTCCGTCGGCAAGATAACCAGCCCAATTTCCACCGTGATTATCAGACCCGAAACAAGTCGGCTGGGAAATGGTATCTATCCCGCCGCCAGCAGTTACGCAGGTTCCATCCAAGCTGCCATTAACATAGCCCAATCCATTACCTGATGCGGGGATCGTGAATAACAGATGATACCAACTGTTGGCGGTTAGGGTGTGTGAACCAGTGTTATCATAATCATGTGCAGTACCACCGTTGTCAGTATAATACAAAGCTAAGTTGCCATTGGCCCTAGGCTGAAAAACATAATAATGGGCCGCTCCGTCACTGCGCCCAATAACCGCGTTGTAGGCATTTGGGAATGAGGTCGGATAAGCCCAGACGCAAGCGGTCATCGACGCACCCGCGCCGCTCGGATTAAGAATGGCAGCGCTGGTGCAATTGATGAGTGAACCTGTGCCGTTGCAGCTTCGCGCCCCTCTCGAAATATACGGCGGCATGGCTGCTTGAGACGTGCCGGTAAGAGTACCGTTGTTGGCGTTGCCACTGATGTCAGGTTCTGGCGATGAATAGCCCGATAGTGGCCACCAGCCGACAAGATTGGCGCTATTGACATCGATAGGACGATACCCGGCGGCGAGTTTGGCGATATCAGAGGATGACAGATTAGTATTCCAAACCGCGCAGTCAGCCATGCTACCACTCATAAAGTTTAGAGTGGCGCCATTAGTATCAGTGAAGCCACCAAGCTTGGCATGGTTCATACT